TGGTTAATGATTCCATTCGTAGCAAACCAACCAGCAGTAGAAGCAATACGTGCTGGCTCTGAAATGGTATCGGTTACATAGTATGAACTGTCTACCGTTTGCTCCGAGCCGATTTCATTTACATACTTAACATTAGTAACAGAAGCAACAGGGCCACGGGATAAATAGATAATGTCTTTGTCCACCGCATTACGGTAGTTAGGGAACATATCAAAATATTCGTCCACTGTAGTTGTTACCAAAATGCGTCGAGTGTATTGCTCGCACATTTCTCTTGCTGCTGTAATCAGCGCTTCAATTAAAGTGTCATCATCGCTAGTATCTACCCTTAGAAAGTCTTTAGCTTCCTGTAGCGTAATAGGTTCTGATGCCGCAGCTGTTACAATGTCGTATGCCATTTCTTATCGGGTTTCTTTTGTGCTTTTCTTAGCAACAGATTTCTTAGCTCTAGTCTTTGGTGGCTCAGCAATAGCGTCACAAAATCCAGCTTGCAAGAAATCTTTGGCTCTCTCCTCTGAGAGTTCCGCCTCCTGCCCAATGCGGAAGCGGAACCCATTACCAGAGATGTTTCTCTTGAATCTAACCTTCATTAGGCTTGAACCAAGTATTTTACTGCACGGTTATCAAGAACAACCGAATCAGAACGTTTCCAAGCTACGAAACCAACTTCTAGCTCGTCTGCGAAACGCTCGTTCAAACGTAGCATTTGAATGCCACCAGCGTTACGTACTACGAACTTGTTAAAGTCTGCAGCCAATAGAGTTTTCTTACCAGTAGCAATGCTAGACTCCATATCGTTGTTTACGTATACAGGTACACCGAAAATACGATCAGGCTCACCAGCAGTCATACTTGGGATAAATACTGGGAAGTCGTTAGCAGAACCTAGACCCAATGCACGAATTGCAGAGATTACGTTATCGTGTGCCATCAAACCGAATCCAGGGTTGTTACGGTAAGAAGGATCGATAGAGTAGATCAAGTCAAGGATCTCGTCTGCCGTAATAGCTGTTGCCGAAGCAGCAGTTTTACCAGCAGCAGCACCAGTGATAATACCTTGTGGCTGAGAAGAACCAGTACCAGTTGTGAATGCTGCGTTTGTTGCGCGAGCAATTCTTTCACCCATTGCTTCTACCAAGAAGGTGTTAAGATCAAAAGCAGAGTCTTGCAATAGTTGCTGAGACACACGTACTAGTGAGCTGTAGTTGTAAGCAGACAATTGCTTGTTTGCAAACGTCATATCCTGAACTGTTACTGATGCAGCTTCTGATACCAAGTTAGCATCTGTAGCAGTATCGTTCAATGTTGGGTAGTCTAGCAAACCACCACCAGCAGTGTTTAGCTTCTTAGCCAAGCGCTCAACCTCACCAGTAAATTCTGTTGCCATGTCTAGCTCATTGCTAAACTCCTGCGGCACCAAGAAGCCACCTAAAGAATCAGTTCCTGCTACTTGCGTAGAGGTACCGCGCTTGTTTACCAATGAACGCTCTTCTGCAGTAAGCGCTCCCATACCGTGACGGAGGTACTTGCTGAATGCATCTTTAGCGTTTGCCTTTGGTGCAGCTGCACGAGCCTCTCCTTCTACAGAAGCCAACTCTTTTTTCATTTCTGCGTTACGCTCAATGATTTCAATTTCTTGTTTCATTGCACGTGCATCGGCTTCAATAGCCTCAAATTTAGAACGCTCTTCTGCGCTCAAAGAACGGCTTTCTTTTTGTGCCGCCTCGACAATCGCGTCAGCCTGCTTAATAAGCTCTGCACGTTTGCCGCGTAGTTCGATGTTTTTCATTTAATCGAGATTTAAAAGTTTCACTTTATATTCAAATACACTAATGTCGTTCTCTGCTTCAGTAGCAACTTCTTTAGCTTCTACTTCTGCGCCCTCCGACTCGGGCTTATCGTTTCTGGCAACCAAACCGCTTGTAGCTTCTGGGTAGGCTGGTTGAGCCACCGGAGATACATCTAGCAATCTAGAAACCTTTTCAATTATTCTGTAAGTCTTACCGTCTCTTTCTTCCCAACGATCCTGATCAATCAGGAAAGCAAAAGACGATTGGTTAACATCTCCACGCTTCATTAGCTCCGCAAGATCACGTGCGTATGTTGTATTAGGTAAGTCTACTTCGTACCAAAGACCTTTTTTATCCGTACCAATTCTAAGAGTGCCGCTCGATACTCTTCCGAGTAGCAAGTTTTCGTCGTGATTAAAGTATGCGCGAACGTCATCGTCCATAACGTAGTCGAATGCGCCAGTCGAGATCTGCTCATAAAAACCACCCATCCATTCTGAATCGGAGTTGTACACAGCAGCATAACCACGAATGGTGTTTTCTTGCTGCTCAACTTCTTCCATTCGGAATTCACGTTTCTCTACAATAGTGCTTTGCTTTCTAACCTCAGCATCATGCTTTGTTAGGGTGCTAAACTTGTGAACCACGTTTAAGGTAGGTTGTCTCTCTACATAGGCATCTTCCTCGCTATCGTAGCGGTAAATTCTAATCTTAGCAACAGGATCATCTTCTGTGCCTTCTACAGCATAACCGCTGTCAGCCTCCAGATCGCCATCGCGATTAATTTGGATAATTCGGCCATAAGCATTGCTACCTCCGGCTTGCCAAGTAACAAAGTCACCAACAGATAAACCATCTGGTGCTGCCTTTTCTTCCTCGTCTTTATCATAGCTACCTTCCTGCATTTCACCCTTACCAAAGGTGATCACAATTTCTTCCTCGGTTTCTACAACGCTTTTAATATGTCTTTTATCTTCTTCCATTTGTTCTATGGTTTTCTCTGCCCAACGTTTCATGGAATCTCCACCCCATGCAGCATACATTACAGAGCCGCAAATTTCTTTACCCTCACTATCAAAGAATTTGCCTTGATCATAAACCTTTGCTCTACTTAAAAAGCTATAGGTGCGTCTTAGCACGTCATCGGAAATTGCCTCTCCGTTAGCCAGTTGGTTTGCTCTTTGCCAACCTACGGGGGTACCACAATCAGAGCCATTCTCTTCGCGGTGCTTTAAAGCTTTCTTTGCTGCGTTTTTCGCTGCTTCTGGGTAATTACTCCACGGCATCGTTTTCTGGTGTTGGTGCTCCTGCCTCAACCATGTTTAGTGGTTGCAAATACACATCGCCATTATCTAGCGGATCCATTCCTTCGTGTTTGCGAATATCATTTACGCTAAGCCATCCCCATTGTCTACCGACAGCGTAAGATTCATACCTAGATCGTATATCGCCACGTAATAATCCCTCCATGTTAAAGCGGATGTAATATTCGCTTCCCTGAGGAAATAGTTTTCGATTTAGCTCGCTTTCCCAACGCTTTACCCAAGGCAAAATGGTATTGCGCTGAAACTGCATACCTTGCTCTTCGATATTCGCACGGTTGGTGCTGTTATCTAAATGGCCTAAGTATGCAAGTGGTACTCTAAAGAATCTTGCAATGTCTTCCACCCCGAACTTTCGGGTCTCAAGAAACTGACTTTCGCTAGGACTAATGCTTACCTTTTCTACTGCCATACCCTCTTCGAGTATTGCAGTCTTATGCGCATTGTCCAATCCAGAATATCTGCGCTGCCAAGAAGACATTAATCGCTTGTAAGCTTCGTCTGATAATCTGCCAGGATGTTTAAGTACTGCGCTTACGTTTGCGCCGTTACCAAAGAAGCTACCGCCAAACTGATCAGCAGCCAAACCAAGACCAATACTTTCTCTAGCAGCCTCGATCACACTCTTGCCAACGATACCGTCAAAGGAAAGACCAACTATATGGATCATCTCCGTATCGTCGAATGTTTCTTTGCCTTGATCTATGCTATAAAATTTCTCGTCTTGGTATACCTTAACCTGTACACGGTCTGGGTGTATAGGTAATAAAGAAAGTGGCTGACCAGTACCGTCACGCTTAATTGCGATGTAAGCATTACCATGCAAACACAAATGAGCTTGACAAACTTCAAAGAAGTTAAACTCTGTCATTAGCTTGTTTGGGTTCTTAAGTAATTGGCTAATCGGATGCGATGGTGATGTATTAACGCCGTCACCGCTTTGTATTTTTACATCTAATGGTAAAGATGCTATAGTCTCTGATATCACACGTACGGCTCCAAAAACAGCCGATAGGCGCATGCTGCTATCTTCAGTGATAGCCAAACCAGTTTTAGAAGCCGATCCATCAAACATCCACGATGCTGGGTTAGCCAACGATGTCGAAGGATTGTTTGGTGAAGCTCTAAACGCTCCTAGGATTCTACCGAATAAAGATTGATTAGAAGTTGCGATCGTCTACTAGTTTTAAAAGTATATTACAAATGTAACTAGAACTTTACGAACAGCCATAAAAAAAGCCCCGACTCCACTGGGGCTGTAACTAAACCAAAACCAAAAGAGTGCCCAAGAATCTGGGAGTCGGGACTAGACCTACCTAACCAATGCTTGAAAATCGGTAGGACTTATAGTGCCATACTTAGCATAAAATCTTACTAAGTATGTTTTACTTCTATGCCACTTACTGGTATACCTTTCGGCTGTGTGGTATACATCTAAGTGCTTACGCAGTTCTGTTAATTCAGTTTTCATAGCTATTTAATATAAACCTTAACACCCATTTTATTTTGGTAATAATCACCAACCAACTTAAAAGGCAAGTGACCCCAAATAACTATTTCGTCTTGTAAAAGATCATTGGCATTGATCTGGTAAACGTCCATACCTAAACGGACCATACCTAATTCGCTTGGATTAAAAGATATTGTCATTTGCTATTTAATTTTAATAGAAACGATATTATTAACGTCACCGTCAATAATACAGTTTGCCATTTTACCGTTACAAGTATTAATAATAACACGACGATTATTAATACAGTGACCTTGCAATCCCAATTGGCTTGCAATTTGCTTTGCCAGTTGGGCTCTGTTAGTAGCTCCTGATACAATTACTTGTTGAAGCGATTTTGGTTGGTTGAAAGTTGTCATAGTTGGTTGTTTGTTTAATTACACTGTAAACATACAGGACCTATTTTAATTAACAACGATTAACACAGAACTTTTTTCCAACTTTTTTCAAGACCAAATATTTGAATCCATTTATTGGCCC